GTTAGCCCATCCTCGTTTTCGGGGGTGGGCTCTTTTTTATCTTCTGTCCACCCCATTATGAATGACGGTGTTGTTTGAAGCGCGTCCGCAATCGCTTTAATTTTCGACTGGTTCAAATTCTGAAGCCCAAGCTCAATTTTGTTGATAGAGGATCTGGATTTATATCCTAGCCGACGAGCCAGTTCATCCTGAGATATGTTGAGTTCTTCTCTTTTGAATTTAATGCGTTCACCGATGGTCATTACGATCGCCTCCTGACAGAAATCATTGTAACATGATGTAGATTGTAAATCAACTGATTTTAAGTTTTTTCTAAAAAGTTGTTGACATTTTGTCTACGCTGTGGTAATCTCCTGAATGTAGATATTTAATCTACATCGAGATTGAAAGGAGGTGGGCGAATGACCGATACGATTGCTTTGCGTGAAAAGATTAAAGAATCCGGGTACAAGCTTGTTTTTATTGCAAATAAGATTGGGCTTACATATCAGGGGTTCTTAAAGAAGCTGAACAATGACTCTGAGTTTAAGGCAAATGAGATTCAGGGGCTTTGCGATCTTCTGCGCATCGACACGGGGGAGAAAGAAGCCATATTTTTTTGCACTGAATGTAGATAATTTATCTACACAAGAAAGGAGACATCTATGAACAGAACATTCTCCACTCCGAAGCGGTGGGGAAAGGACGCTACCCGTGATGAGACCTACGCACACTTCGGTTACGAAGTGAAACATGAGTCTGGCGTCGGCACTGGCTGTTGGTCGAACGACGGTAAAACCATCATGCAGAATCTGCGGGCGCTGCCAGAGATTTTCCGACCCGAAAAAGAGAATCCGAGTCGTATTTGACTACGACCCGGATTTCCCGAGAGCGCTATTTCAAGTCTGGGGCATGGAAACGATGACAATGGATGAGATTAACGCGGAGTACAGCGACACCCAGACGGAATCAGCGGAGAGGTAGCGAAGTCTTCTTCCGAAGTCCAGAACACTTCTACCGCCTCAAGCCCGGCAGGACCGAAAACCATCTCGGTCATAAACGCGAGTTCATCAATTTGTTTGTACGCAGCTTCTCTCTTGGCGGGGTCGAGGCTGCGCAAATCGACAACGTATCGTTTTGCCACAAAAGCACCTCCTTTCAGCGAAATTTTAACACATATCGTCGGGGAGGGGCAAGGGACAGAAAGGAGGATATGACATGAGTACGTTACTTACCCGAAAGGAGGCAGCAGCCAGACTTGGCGTAACCGTTATGACGCTGGATGCGGAACGCAGCAGCGGGCATCTAGCTTATATCCAGCGGAAGCCCGGCGGAAAGGTCTGGATTACCGAAGAAGCGATTGCTGAG